ATGAAAGTCAAAGCTGTAAAGAGTTTTGCAACGATTTATAAAACAGCCATGCCCGGGGAAATTTTTAATGTTGAATCTGACCAGCTGGCAACAGATTTGATCGAAGCTGGTTACGTTGAACCAGTTGAAGATAAACAAAATAACAAACAATTAACGGCAGAAGAAGTTGAAAAAGCTGCCGCTAAAGCTGAAAAAGAACGACTTGCGGCTGAAAAAAAGGCTGCCGCTGCTGCCGCTAAAGCTGAAAAAGAGCGGATTGCCGCTGAAAAGGCTGCCGCTGCGAAAGCCAATGAAACAAAGTGAATTAACGGTCGAAACGGTTATGAATTATTTGAGGATCGACGGAAATGCTGAAACAGATCTGATTGCTGCGATATTAGCTGCAGCGCGTCAGCGCGCTATGTCGCATACAGGTCTGAACAGTGAGGAATTAGACAAATATGAGGATATACCACTTGCGATTTTAGCACTGTGCGCAGAATTGTATGATGTCAGACAATCGACAATACAAGGTGGTGCACAGATGAATCCAACGACTGAACGTATTCTGAATGCGTATTCGGTGAATTTGCTGTAATGTTTAGGAACAATGGAAATCTAACATCACAGCTTAATCGCAAACTGGAACTATGGCGTAATGTCCCCAGTTCAGAAATGAATGAATTAGGGCAATATCCTATTGTCGAAACGTTGATAAAAACGGTGTGGGGCGGGATTATTCCGCAGACTGGTCAGCTGTTAAGCGGTCGGGCTGCGGATACCACGCTATCACGTACAACTCACAAAATAAAAGTTCGCTACGATCCTTCGATATTACCTTCCGACTGGTTTGTTTATGGTGGCAGCAGATATGATATTCTTTATATTCTTGATCCGTACTTAAATCATGAACGATTGGAAATATTCTGCGAGGTGGTTGTGTGACAGTCAAGTTTGAATATAAAGAATTTAATGAGTTTCAAGAGAAACTGTTAAAGATTGCAAAAGAAAAATTTCCCCGGGAAACTAAAAACTTTATGGGACGCGCCGGAAATAAACTCCGGTCAAATGTGAAGAAGGCTTATATAAAACGGGTACGAAAGAAAACTGGTAATTTGTTGAAGGGAATTAGCCGCGGGCGACCATATCTTTATCAGAAAGATCAATTTCAGGTACGTGTGAAAAATAAAGCCCCACATGCTCATCTTATCGAACACGGTCATGTTATGAAAGATAAAGACGGTACGCCTATTAAACGCAACGGGAAAGAAATTTTTGTTGAAGGTAAACATATCGTGGGTGAAGTTTATCGGAATTTTGAACCGCAATTTGCGGAAATGACTGATGAATTTGTTGATGACCTTCTGAAAGGGGGCAAAGTTTTGCTGTGATTACTACAATAGAAATCATTAAAGCACTAACTTTGATGATCCGCGAACAATTTCCGCTGTATCCGATCAACGATAAGGATTTAAGCGAAGGGTTTTATCGTCCTTGCTGTTTTATAACTGTTGACAGTATGAAGAACGATACTGTCGGTCTATATTATGCAGATACAGATGACATCGTTCTTACTTTTTTTGCAGAAAATCGTGAAGTTGGTTTTTTAGAATTGCTTAAACTTAAAAATCAACTCCGGGAAAAACTAAATGAGCCGCTGGAAATTAGCGAATTTTTTCAGTTGACGTTTGATGATATCAGACACCATTTTGATAAAAAAGATATGGTGCTTGAAACACGTTTCAGTGTATATACTGTGCAGTCACATGTCGATAAAGATTATGCTGGTTTGCCGGACATGAAAGATATTGAGGTAAAAACGAAAGGAGATTGAACAAATGGGTTTGCCTGTTATTGAAATAAATTTCAAACAAAAAGCCGGTTCTATTATTGAACGCAGCGCCCGCGGTATCGCATGTGTTATTGTTCGAGATGATACAAACAGTACCGCAGGTTATAAGCGTTATAAGTATGAAACTGATATAAAAACGACTGATTATTCTGTTGATAACTTGGCAGCAATAAAGCGTTGTTTTTTGGTTGCAGTAAATGAGGTCATCGTAATTAACGTACCGACAGAAGCAGAATTCAGCGACGCTGCAGCAATACTTACTATGCTTAAATACAACTATGTGTGTGCCTGTGAAGTTGATGACCAGCAGCCGCTTGCTAACTATATCAGAACGAAAAATTCTAACAGCAAAGGTAAGAAATATATTGCTGTTGTCAATGGTATTACTACTGCTGACAGTATGTATATTATTAACGTTAAAAATGCAAAGGTGACGTTAGCCGACACCAGTGAAATTGTACCAATGGTAAAATATTTGCCGCGTTTAGTTAGTTTATTGGCTAATTTGCCGATGAATCGCAGTTGTACTTATTATACTTTGACAGATTTGGTTGACTGTGAAGATGTGGAAACTGCTGAAAAAACACTTGATATGCTGATTGACGAAGGTTGGTTGTGCCTGTTTAATGACGACGGTGATATTCGCATTGCCCGGGGCGTGAACAGCTTGGTTACTATTACAAGCACTGAAACCGAGGACATGCAGAAAATTATCATTGTTGAAAGTATGAATATGATCCGTGAAGATATTTACGGAGAATATAAAAATAATTACGTTGGTAAGTATAAAAATCATTATGACAATCAATGCTTGTTTATAAGTGCTGTTAACGGTTATTTTCGTCAGCTGCAGCTTGCAGAAATCCTTGATCCTGAATATGACAATCATTCTACGATCGACGTTGAATCGCAACGGCAAGCGTGGCTTGATATTGGCAGAACTGACGCTGCTGACTGGAATGCTGACAAGGTCAAGAAAATGACGTTTAAATCGTATGTATTTTTGCAGGGCGATATAAAAATCTTGGACGCTACCGAAGATTTGAAATTTGATATCGGTATGCAGTAAGGAAGGAGATAAAAAATGACTGAAATTCAAAATAAAATTTTACGCGGCACTTTTGGTCGTTTATGGGTCAATGATCGTCTGATGGCACATTTGAAAAGTTTTGAATGTAAAGTAACCGGATCATATGAAACGGTTGATGTCAACGGTGAACTGTGTGAGCAACAGCGTTTTGTCGGTTACGGGATCAGCGGCACAATGGTTTTGCATAAAGTTGATAGCGGTGTCGCTCGGCTTGTTGCCGAGGGGTATCAATCGGGAGTAATGCCGACAATTAAATTTGTCGCCCGGTTAGACGATCCGAGTATTTCCGGCAGTGAGCGTGTGGAAATTTACAATGTTACTTTTGACGAATTTATGATGATCCAATTCGAAAATAAAGCAATCGGCGAAGAATCTGTACCGTTTAAGGCTGGCGGGTTCAAGTACCTTGATACTATTTCTGAAATTTAAAAAGGCGTCCGCTAAATGCGGACGTTTTTATTTTATGAGGTGAAGAACAAATGAAAGAAACAATACAAAATGGTAAGCATTTATTGACGCTTGAAGAGTTAATCGATAAGAAAACGGAGTTGCTTTTTAAAAAGACGATCGAAGTTGAAATTGAGAGTTTAGGCGGCACACTTGTCTTTAAACAAATTCCTTTATCTGCGATAGTCAGAGTTATTGACGATGTTTTTTCTGTTCATGGTCGGTCTGTTATGGCGATCAGTGAAGCTGTTAAAATGCTGATTTATGATTCCTGCCTGCTGTTGCAAAATAAAAATTTGCAAGCGGCGTATGAGTGTGCTGAACCATATGATATTGTCGAAAAAATATTCGGCGGCGATTTTATGGCAATTGGCAAGATCGGTGATGAATTACTGAAAATGTATAACGTTGATCTTGAAAAAATTGGAGAAATGTTAAAAAACTAATAAAGTCAGATTCAGAAATGTATATGATTCATTATTACCTTGAACGAGGGCATTCGGTGAAAGAATTGATGAATCTGACGCCATTGGAAAAACAATTTTTCATTGCGTCAATGGGAGTGACTGCAGAAGAAAATTCGGCGGTTTTGAAAGGGGTTGAAAAGATTGGCTAGAGGAATAAACGTGTTATTGACATTGGTCGATAAATTTTCAGCTCCGATCACAGCTGTAGCAGGTAAGACAAAACAGGCTGAACGGCAATTTAAAAACACGCAGAACGCGGTAAACAATTTTGCTAAAGGTGCTAATAATAAGTTTTTGGGTTTGGTTGGCACGGTTGGGAAACTTGGGGCAGTCGTCGGCACGTTGGGTGGAGTTCTGACGATAGGCGGCATTGTGTCAGCTTCTCAAAAGTGGCTAGAAATGGGACAAGCGCAAGTTGAAGCAGAAACAAAACTGGAAGCTATTTTAAAAAATGTTACGTCTATACAGGCTGTAAGTGCTGAACACTATAAAACTGTTCGTAAGGAATTGTCTGCATATGCTTCAGAATTACAAAATTTAGGTGTTGTAGGCGATGAAGTAACGCTTGCTGGTATGCAACAGCTTGCAACGTTTCAGTTAAACGGCGAACAAATTAAAATGCTTTCGGGTGGAATGCTTGATCTGCTTGTACAACAAAAAGGTATGAATGCGACACAGCAAGACGCCGTTGGTATTGCGAATATGATAGGTAAAGCTATGACCGGTCAGGTTACGGCAATGAGCCGTGTCGGTATTACAATGACTGAATCTGAAAAAGAAATTATCAAAAACGGCGATGCAATGACGAAAGCCGCTACAATAGCAAAAGTGTTGCAAAATAATGTTGGCGGGGTAAATGCTGCTATGGCTAAAACCGATGTCGGCAAAGGGCAGCAAGGTATGAATACTTATGGTGATATGCTTGAAAATTTAGGCATAAAATTAATGCCATTGAAAGGTAAATTTTGGTCTGTAATTGGTGGATTGACACCAGTCATTGAAAATAAAGCAATGAAAGTTCTCGATCGCTTTATTAAAAAATTTGATGAATTAAGTCCTGTTATTGATAAATACATTCCAGCAGTGATTGACGGGATTGTTAAATTTGGTGACGTTATGTTCGATACGTTTGAAGTTGCTGGTAAAGTTATAGCTTTCATGATTGATAATTCTGAAATATTGATACCGGTTTTAGCAGGGATTACAGCGGCGTTCACTGCGTTTAATGTTATTTCTACCGTTAGTAGTGGACTTGATAAAATCAAAGACTTTACATCGGGCATTTCTGCTGCCGGTGGAATAATGAAATTTATTGCGACTATGAATCCATTTGCTTTATGGGCGATTGGTATAGGCTTATTGATTGCAGCATTGGTTTATCTGTATAGGAATTGGGATAAAGTAAAAGCGGCAGTATTATCGGTATGGGATTCGATAAAGGCGTTTGGTAATTACATAGCGTCAATATTTTCGCCGCTATTTGAAACTGTTTTTTCGGTTATCGAAACGGTTGTGACGGGTGCTTTCATGCAGGTGATGACAGTAGTTAATACAATCCAAACAGTTTTTACAAATTTGATTGATTTTATCGTCAATGTATTTACTGGCAATTGGTCTGGTGCTTGGCAGAACGTAATAAACATTTTGGGAAGCCTTTTTGATGGATTGGTGCAATTGGTAAGAACTCCGCTGAATCTTATTATTGATATGGTCAATAAAGTTATTAGCAGTATTAACGGCATTAACTTTACTGTTCCGTCATGGGTGCCAGGTTTTGGTGGTAAAGGATTTAAGCCTGATCTTCCGACTGTGCCTAACTTTGCGACAGGCACATCTTATTTTAAAGGTGGGCTTGCTGAAATAAATGAAGATGGGCGCGGTGAACTTGTAAATCTGCCTAGCGGGTCGCAAATAGTACCGCACGATAAAAGGGCCAGACAGATGAATTCACAGCCGCAAATCGCCTTGTATGTGACGATAGAGGGTAATGTGATTGGCAATGAAGAATATGCCGATTATGTGGGCGATGTTATTGTAGCAAAATTGCGCGCAGCGCTGGGTAATATTTAGGGGGTGAGTGTATGGCGAGTATTTTTTCAGCATTTGCAAATGCGTTTCAATCTGTAGGCATTGGAATACCATTTAAAAAGCAGGCTGCCGATATTGTATTTTCAGTTGAGAATAAAAGTGACTATATTGTATTGCCAATTGTACCCGCTGATTTGCCTGAATTGGCACAGCCGCAGAACAACGAAACATTTGAATCTATTTCAGGATCAATCAGGGTGATCGGGTTAATGGGATTACGAGAAATAACAATTGAAAGTTTATTGCCGGCGGAAGGTAAAAACTATCCTTTTGCCCGTCCTACTGGTAGCAGTGCGCAAAAAGTTGTTGAATTTTTTGAAAAGTGGCGTCGTAAATACATTCCCCTGCAATGTTCTATTACTTATGGTAATGGCGATGTTTACATTGACATGTCGTGTTTAGTCGATGAATTTACCTATTATTCTGACAAGGTCGGCGACATACATTACAGTTTGAAAGCCAGTGAATATAAATTAGGGTCTGAATTGAATTCGTTATTGAAAATGGCAGCAGGTGTTCGCAATGAATAAATTATCTCTAATTTATGAAAAAAACGGTGAACGACGTGATATAACAGCAGTATCATCGAATTATTCTCGGTCGGATAATGTTGACGCTTTAGGAATGGATTTTCATTTTGAAATGCTGGTAAATATGCTTGATAAAAATTTCAGTCAAGGGCTGGAAAATGGCGGTATAGTTATGTTCAGCAATAACGACGAACTTGTTTTTGCGGGCATTATCGTCGAAGATAGCCGCAATGGAATAACGGCGCGATCATATACCGCATATGATTTTGCATATTATCTAAATAAGTCAGAAGCAATGAAACAATATGACGGAATATCTGTGAGTGAAGCGATACGTCAGTTGTGTAATGAATTTAATATTCCAATCGGTAATATTGTTGAAATTCCGACACTGGTGAAAGCGATTTATAACGGAAATAAAGTATCTGATATCATACGTGATTTACTAAAAAAAGCGACTGCTGAACGCGGTGAAAAATATCGCTTTGAAGTAAGGTTGAATAAGCTGTATGTTGAACGATATACAGATTTGATCATTGACGCAAAATATGTCCCTTATACCGGGGGAAAAGAATTTAACATTACTGATTTGCCGGGGGAATACGCTGCAACATATTCTATCGCTGATATGTGTAATCGAATAACAGTTGTCGCCAGCAGTGAAAAACATGTGCAAGTGTACGGCATGGCAGAAGACGCGGAAAGTATAAAACATTATGGTTTGTTGGCTAAAATTGAAAAGGTTGATGATAAAAATTCAGCGCAGGCGCAGAATATCGCGGTGAAGAAATTGTTAGAGCTGAACAAGGTACAAATAGACCGGTCTTTAAAATTTTTCGGTGATGACAAAGTTAGATCAGGGCGTTTGTTGGTTTTTAATAAACCTGAAATTGATTTGGTAGGGACATTCTTGGTTAAAAACTGCGTGCATAATTACACTCCTGCTTTACATACCATGTCTTTGAGTTTGGCGGTGATTTGATGAAAGATTGGGAAGTAACGCTTGCGAATTTATTTAAAGACCGTGATAATCCTAAACCGTTGGGTGCGATACTTGGCAAAATTGTATCGCTAGAACCGTTGAAAATATCTATTCAAGACGGAAAATTTTTTATTGACCGATCAAATTGTTATGTGTGCAATCAGCTTTTGGAAAGAAAAAGTGACTTTGATTTCACTGCAGATCAATCGCAGAGCGGACAAATAAAGGTAAGCTGTGAACACGGCGGCGGCAGTTATGACGCAAGTGGTGATATCAATGCGACCGGAAAGATTCATCTTCATGAAGTTTGGAAAATTGGCGATATGGTAATGGTGCAGCCTGACGAAAGCGGGCAGCACTTTTTTATTGTCGATATAGTAAAGGGGGTAGAATAAAATGTTCCCGTCAATTGATTTATCATTGATAAATACTACGGAAAACGATGAAATGCAGTTGTCTAATAACCATGTAGGGCGATCGTTTGCGTTTGATTATAAAAACAAATGTTTTATTTTTGCCAACGGTAATAATAAGGATACTACGCAGGTAGACGCAATAAAGCAATGGATCGAATTATTTATCAGAACAAGGTCAGATAAATTTGCGATTTATAATTCGGATTTTGGGGTCAGGCTGGACGGGTTGCTGGGGTACAGGTTGCCGAGGTCTTATGTATTGGCTGAAATAAAAAAGCGGATTGTAAACGGAATTTTAAACGGCTGCCCAGCGGTGGTGAGTGTGACTGATTGGGTTTTCAGTAAGGGCAGATTCAGTTTTACGGTCACAACTAACACCGGTGAGGAAGTGAAACTAATAAATGACATCTGATGTTAATAAAATTCATTCTGATATGTTGGAAAATATTTCTAATGACTATCAAAAAACGCAAGGATTTCCAACTTATGATCTGACAAGAGCTTTTGCAATTACCTGTTTAGCATTGTATGTAAAAGCGCAAGATATCGAAAACAAACTTGACGTGAATAATTTGTCAGGAAATGATTTGACAAGGTTTATCGAACAACGTCGAAATGTTAAGAGAAAAGCCGCTACTTTTGCAATTGGATTTGTCCGTATTGTTGAAGGCAGCGGCTTTGTTAATACAGGTGATTTATTTGAATCAGACGGCGGGGTACAATTTGAATCTGTTGAAAGTAAAGCAGTCAACAGCAGCGATACAGTAATGGTTAAATGTGTTGTTGCTGGCAATATCGGTAATGTTGGTGCTAATACTATTGTTAATATGCCAATAACATTACAAGGAATTGCGACAATTACGAATGATGATCCAACAAAAGACGGCTATGACGCCGAATCAGATGATGATTTTCGTGAGCGATATCTCGAATCGCTTCGTGAACCTATTGTGAGCGGAAATATTTACCATTATAAAGCATGGGCTAAAGAAGTTGAAGGTGTCGGAGACGCTAAAATTTTTCCACTTTGGGCTGGTGATAATACTGTGAAAGTGGTGGTAATTGACAGTAATAGAGTTGTTCCGTCTGATGAAATTATCAAAAATGTTCAGAATCACATTGACCCGGGTATTACCGGTAGAGGTGAAGGTGCTGCGCCGACGGGGGCATATTGTACCGTTCAAGCTGCTGAACCTTTGATGATAAATGTTATTACGGCAGTCACATTAAAGTCAGGATATGATCTGCCGACGGTGACTGTTGAAATCACTGAAACAGTAACAGAGTATTTGAAAACTATTGCATTTAAGCAAGACTATGTTTCATATGCGATGATCGCTGACGCTGTATTATCAGCGCAAGGCGTTATTGATTATACTGACGTCTTGCTGAATGGTGGTAAGGATCGTGTTGCGATCGACGGAGAACAGGTTGCAGTGCTGGGGCAGGTGGTCGTAAGTGAAAGCTAAAGACTATACGCTGAAAGCATTAAATTCAATATACCGTTCTGATCCGTGGGTACAGCAGCTTTATAATGCGGCTGGGATTTACGCCGATAATATATCCGATGTTCTCGATGTGGTGTTTAGTAATTATTTTTTCGATACTGCTGATCTTAATACAGTAAAACGGTTTGAAAGGGAAATGGCTATTATACCTTTATCGACGCAAAGCATTGAAGAACGTCGCAAAATAATCGAATCGAAATGGAAAGCCAATGGTAAAGCCAGTATTGCTTTATTACAGTCGGTTGCTGACGCTTGGTATAAAGACGGCATAGTAATTGATTTTGTTGACGGCAAGCTGCTTTATGAGGTGCAGAGCGGTTATATAATGCTTAATTTAAGATATATAGTCGAACTGCTTAATGAAAAGAAACCTGCGCATTTAGGATATTTTTTCAGAAATATTATGAGTGCCGAAGGTACGATCAGAGTTGCCGGAGTTGTATCATGCGGAAATACGGTGAATATACCAGCTGATTTAGATATTAGTATCGAAATTGATGATTCTGTCGTTAGTGCTGTTGGTTTTGTAAGATTGTGTAATTTGATTGAAATAAGGTAAGGAGAGTGAAAAAATGGCTAAATATCCGAGCATGGTAATAACAAAAGAAGGATTAAGTATGATCGCAGAATCACAAGGTGGTCAAGGTTTGATTTTTACAAAAGTTACTCTAGGGGCAGGCGATTTAAATGGTGGATCAATCATAAATTTGACGGATTTAATCGATAATAGGATAAATGCAAATATTACAGCGATTGACGCTACATCTCGCCCGGGGCAGGTAACATTAACCGCTGTTGTAAGTAACAGCGAAGTTGACGCGGGTTTTCATGCTAAAGAAATAGGTGTATTTGCAAAAATAGGAGAAGGTGGCACAGAAAGGCTTTACGCGTATACTAACGCCGGGAATTATGCTGATTATATGCCGGACAAAACAGACCCAGTGAATGAAGCAATTTTTAAAACAACTTTCGTTGTGTCTAATGCTCAAAATATTCAAGCAGTGATTGATAAAAGTATTGTTTATCCGACGGTATTAGAAATGGATACTGCTATTAAAAAACACAACGAGGCAGAGGACGCACATGAAACTGTTTTCAATTGTTATGTAAAATCGGTAACAGAAAAAAACGGCACAGTAACCGTCACCAAAGGCGATGGGAGCAGTACAACGTTTAATTCGTTTAAATTGGATATGTGTTATCCTGTTGGGTCGATTTATATGAGCACAGTAGCTACATCGCCTGCAGATCTTTTTGGCGGTACGTGGGATGCAATGCCGGCAGGACGTGTTTTGCTGGCACAGGGCACATCAGAATGGGGCGTAGAATACCAAGCTGGCAGTACCGGTGGCGAACACGAACATCAGTTATCTGTCGGAGAACTGCCTGCACAT